CTCGGATAGTATTGGTAGAATAGTTAGGAACGATCTTATCTAATTTCCCTAACATAACTTTACCATTTTCTGAATTAATTTGAGAGTTAATTACAATACCTCTGACCCTATCTCCAGGTTTGAAATAAAATCTTAGTTTACTTATTTGTGAATCGAATGGGGATACTCCTGGATCCCCTTTGACTGACATGTCGGTTAATGGAGACTGCTTGATTGATACTCCTGGTGTAAATTGGCTCTTGCCTGTTGTAAAGTTAAAGTCACCCTTGGTTCCATAGAAAGGCAGGCCTCTTGCAAAGTCCTTTGAAGGCATTCCTGCCCCATTATAAAACTCGTCTATTCTTTCCATTAGAATACAGTAGGAATTGTTTTTCGTTTATATCCAATAACTGTATAATTACCTTCCTCATCAACTTCTACTCCAGCAGAGTCACAAAAGATAAATTTCTTTACATATATGTCTAGGATTGGTCTCCATGTTTGAAGGTATGCAATTGGATATAGAGGAGCGTTCGTATCATCGTTATCTAAGCCCCAAATCTTAACATGTGAAGCAGTAGCAATAGAAGAAGTATCTGCAAATTCAACTCTAAAGATTGGACCCTTTGCATTTCCATAAGGACCAAACTCGCCAATTTGATAATAGCCTAATGAAGTTGGTACATTACTAGGTAGTCTTTTATCTGTTCTAATAAAAGTAGGCTCGTAGTTTACACCAGCATTAATTTCAATTATTTCAGTCGCATAATTAGTCATTTCTTTAAAGTTTTTTATAGAGCATTTCCAAATAAAATCAACGCAGACACTCTAATTTGATAGTTAGTATTTGAGTTACTTAGTACTATTTTATTTATTATTTGGCTGGGATCGTTTGATTTAGGATTAGTAAAGATAGAAAAGAAATTATACATTGGATAGAATGTCATGTCTCCATTATATCTTGTAATTTCTAACGTTACATTCTTATCAGAAATTGGTATCTCTTCTGAGTTTAGATCATTTGTTGGATAAGTTACTTTTACTAAAATTCCTCTAACATAGGGCTTGCCGCTTTCCAATATTGCCAATGGGACCGGCAGGTCATTGTCAAATAGTGTGATGTCTTCTGAACTTATTCCTCCTTCTTTAACGGTTATGCCGATACAGGAATAACCATCAGTCGGAAATGCAAAGTCCTTTAAGCAAAAGTCTTCAGATATCTCCTTTCCATCGACGATACCAAAACATTTATTATCAAATAATTGAAGTATTGGCTGGTTTTCATAACCACCACAGCATTCGCATATTACGTTTAAATTAGGTACCATTTGTCCTTGTTTTTTATTATTTATTTTTTAAAAACGAGGCAAGTTGTTGTCGTAGGTATTCGATTTATTAGTAGTTAAAGATACTCCAGACTTTACGGGCTTCATTTGTGACCTTTTGGGAGATTCTTTTGAATCAGATACAAACTTAACAGTTTCTTCAATTGACGGACTTTCTTCTTCTAATCTATATTGAGAGTTAGCTAGAGCGCTTGGTTCATCAGCAAGATCCTCTTCAGTGAGGATAGGTAACTTACCTTCTTCTCTCAGTTCTTTAACCTTTTCCCAAACTCGATCAGCTTCTTCTTGTAAATCAGATTTTTCATATTCCTCAACAGGTTCTTTAGAATCTTCGAGGTTATCTTGTTCTGAATACACGACCGGTTGCTCTAGATCTCGATCACCATATTTAATAAAGAAGTGTAGGCAGGTTAGTGAGATTAGCGGTAATAAACCTCCTTCAAGGACTGCAAGAAGTCGACGTTGAGCGACTAAGTCCGACGTATCACTAAAAGAATCAAAAAGAGGTAGAGTCAATTCGGCCCAATCCTTAAATTCTTTGGACGCAACGTCGATTTCAGTATAACTATAATAGATATTTCCTATGAATTGAATTAGGGTAACTATTATGAATACAAGCCATACTGAAAAACCCTTTACTCTAACTGATGATGCCGCAATTGAAGATAACGCAGCAACTTCAACGGCTATCGATAAGTATATAGCCCAGTTTATTGGGTTACCTAGGTCATACCATCCAACTACGTGAGAGATTGAGATGATCGCAACTGACAAGATAGGTATAAGAAAGGCAGCCCTTATTATTGACTCCTTGTTTTGGTTTATCCATTTTATCATTATTTTGGATTATTTTTCTAGAGAAGAAATCTCTTTGTCAATCTCAGCTTGACGGTTTACATCAAGTATCTTGCGATCAGTTGACTGAATCATTCTTTTTTCAGATTTAAGTCCTTCGATCTTAAGATCTTTTTTAGTCACCGTGACTTTTTCTAGAGAATCAATCTTTTCGGAAAGAGCATCGACTCTCTTATTTAGAGACTTGGTAGGATTTCCACAAGTATTAAAGAAAATAAGAATTATTAAACATATTACTATTTTAGGATAGTGATTTGTTATAAAAGAGTTTAATTTTTTCATGAGATTTATTTTTTTTATTTATTAATTTATTAAAGGAGCAAGAATAAGCTAGCCAATATTGAAAGTGCAATAGTTGAAAAGTATGATATTGCATATATTAAGTCAGACTTTTTATACTTTTTAAAGTTAAAACTGATTTGTAATATGTAACCATAGAAAGAATCGTCTTGTACTCTTTCAAAATCGACTTTAATTGAATCGAGTATGCCTTCCTTAGTTAAGAAATCATTGTATTTGTTCATTTTTTCTGAGACCAACTTGAGCTCAACTGATTCTTGCGAGGTCTCTGAATATAAAAGAAGCTCGGGATTAAGATTTATTCCAATATACATGTTTGAATTAGAGTCAGCCTTTAGCCCGACCTCGTCTAATTTTCCAGCATCATTAAGCTCGACCACAATCTTTTTAAATGTTCGATAATTGGCAAGCTCTTCTAAACATATTGAGAGCTTTTTGTATACTCTACCTGGTGAAATATAATCAAGTATCATAGGATTAGTTTTATTTTTTCTTCAAATTGGGGATTTTTAAGTAGGACAGAAAATTTAATGTCTGACCTGATCTTACGCAATTTGGTCTTTACTGTGTTTTCGTTTATTTCATAGTCAATTGCTATTTGTTTTACCTTTTTGTTCTTAATCATCTTATCGATAGCGATGTTCTTGAGTAGAGGATCCTCTATGAGTAGAATCTCATCAACCGTTGTTTGATAAATATCATCAATATCTGTAAATGACTCTATGCCATCATCTATCTCATCGGGTCTATCGATCTTAGTATATACTGTCTCTATATCATAATGTGAATTTTTCTTTAGGTGATGTAGATAGAGTAGAGTCTCATTTCGAGCTATTGTGTAAATCCAGGTAGTAAACCTGCCTTTCTCAAAGTCAAACTGGGCAATGTTTTTAAAGATCTTTTTTAGAGTAAATTGTAGGGCCTCTTCAGTATCGAACTCGTTTTTACAAAACTTCCAAATATAATATTTAAGTTTTGGATAGATAAGTCGAGCTAACTCATTTTTTTCTCGATCGGTATTTTGCTTTTTAAGTAGTTTTTCAGATATTTCTTGAATTCTTTCATTGATTTTTGTGTTGTTTAGTTCATACCCCATATTTTATGCCTCCATGATTTTATTTTTTTTAAGAGCGTTAATGATTGTTAGACAATCTGCGCATTTTTCGTATTCTTCACACGATTCATAAAAAGTTATTGCTCCCTCTAACCCACTTATGAATTTATCCCGTGATAAGTTTATTGTGTATTCAGATTCATTGATTGAGATCTTAATCACCTCCACCTCAAGATAAGTATTGTCCTGATAATGGTTCTTGATAGATTGTAAGAGATTGTCGTAGATCTCTATCTTATGGCGGTTGAATACATCATCGAGCCCGATGTCGCCTTGAAATTTAAGAATCTTCATAGTTTTAATGTTTATACAACGGTTTCAGTACTATTATACTAAAAAAAATTTAACTTTTAAAAAATTTGTCCTTAATTTTTTGCATTTTTTCTAGGGATTGAAGATCAAATACGTGTTTCCTATCGTTATTTCCTTTTTCTGAGTTATTTAGAGGAGAATTAATATCACGCAGAGTATCATAATCAAAGGCTGGACGATTTCCTCCAGATCTAAATAGACTAAATATCTTTTCCTCAACCTCCTTTCGATATTC